GAACTAGCCAGTTACACCATTACAGACAAAGGAACGTAGCTAATGAGGGATACGAAGCTTTTAGATACTCAAGACTGTAGAAGGTTGCTACAGGTAGTTTGTGCTAGTAAGAACAGCAATTTGTATGAGTGGGCAAGTAGCTATTTCAGTAATATAGCGTTTGCACACCGTATTAAGCATGTTATAGAAAATGAAAAAGATGCCGATATTATGGGGCTGGCTCTTATTTGTTTACGAGACTCAGAAATAACTGTAGAAGAGAAAGCTGACTTACTTACAACACTATCCCAGACTAAGTATGAAGACACTACTGTTTATATGAACATAGCTCAGGTAGCAGGTCATTTGCTCTACCACTCTTTTCACCCACGTCTACTTGATTTATTATTCACTTTGCGTAAACATCAAGACACGCTTGTAGAAGATGAGGCTAACTACCAACTGTCTGATTTACCTAGTGCAGACGGGCTTGGAGAGGAATCGTTGGAAAAACTGTTTTCTTATCTAGTCTTTAATAAAGGACTAGGCGCTGATTTAACGGCGTCAATGTCGTATGTTGTGAAATACCTAGCTCAGAACTTCAACATCACTTACAAAGGAAAATAAATGTTACTAAAATTCGCAGGAATCCAAAATCGTAAACATAAGGGAGTAAACTGGGCTCAGTTTGTTGACCAAGAAAACAACACCTACTATCTAGATAAGAATGAATTTAATACGAAGTTTCGTACAGATAGGTCTTTTGGTAGGGCTACAATAGAGTTTACTGAGTTAGAGGTTTTTACAGGTACTCGCTCTCATTCTAACGTCATTACTTTTAGAAAGCCCAGAAAGCAAAAGGTTGCTGAAAGTCAAGTCCTTACATGGTATTACCGAGGTAGTTACGCTCGTAAGCGTGGCCGTAAAGAACGGCTAGGACAATATAAGTTCAATTATAATACACGTCAAAATGAGCTTGTAACTCCAGGTTTAGTAACTCCCCTTAAAGACTTCAGTGCCACCTTACATTTTGTAGGACTCACACGATTCTCTTCCAGATCTTATGCTGTGTATGAGATGCACAATTCAATAGCCAGTGCGCTATTTCCAGAGTTACCTCTTTCTGACGTACCGTCTTTACAATTTCTTATGGGAGAAGAAGAGTTTACAAGACTGGCCCAGAAAAGCTACATCTTAGGTTCGATTTATGGAGACTGGACCTTTAAGTCAACCCCACATCATCACCTATTAATACTAAAAGATAAGTAGGAGTTACTAAATGGCAAAAGAAAAGTTTCTTACATGGAATTGTTATGGTGGGTACTGCAAAAGAGGAGATGATGGTAAAACCTATAAGTACTTGGATGATTTAAAGTCCACAACAATAACTGAAGGCATGACTACGCCTGTTAAAAACTTCCATGCCACATTGCAGTTAAGTGGCCTTATGCGTTTCACGCATAATACTTATGTTGTCTACTCTATGTCAAAAGCACAAGCCAGTGCTATATTTCCAGAATTAGACCTTACAAAAGCAGATAGCCTACAGTTCCTTATGACTGGTGAGGAAATTACAAGGTTAGCTAAGAAAACGAACGTGTCTTCTATTAGTGGCGAGTGGACCTTTAAAAGTAACACTTCACATCATCTGTTGACCTTAAAAGACTAGTAGGAGCTACTAAATGATAAAAGACGGTTTAGTACGTGAAAGTTTCTCTTAAATATGGAGATAATAGATTTAGGGATAAATTACTGTCCTGTCTGTGGTATTGAGAAGGAACAGGACAATATTGAGGTTACAACACATGAAGTAACCAAATATCTTTTAGGGACTTTTACAGTGTCCCAATTCAGTTGTTCCAACTGTGAAACGAAAGGGTACATAACTCTTGATAGCTAAAACATGTTTTGAGTACTGTAGACTGTCATTTGAGAAGTTCGTTAAAACGAAGCTTGAAGAAGTCATTTATGCAGATCCTTTACCTCCTACCCTTAATTTAAGGTTTGAGGTAGAAGAAAACCCAAGTATCACAGACCATCTATCTTTTCCACAAAACGAAGTTGACTTAGTTATTGATCTTCTATCTCAAGAAGGATTTAAAGTAAAACTGCAATCTCCAACTAGTGTTTATGAAGGTCCTAAACATTTTCTAACCATTTATTTGAAAGAGCCTAAATAATGAGCCTACTACAGAAACTTGTAAAAGATCTCTCATTGCTTGCCGAACTTCATTCTCTACGCAAACAATTGCGGACATTGCAATCGGTGTATGAATTAACATTATCAGATAGAGACAAGAAAATTGCAGACCTTGAAAAGCAAAAAGACAAAAACTACAAGTTCTTTTTTTCCGAGCAGCAAGCGCAAAAGGCACTTGACTTTTTCCGGTATCTGCGCCACACAAGCGGCAAACTTGCGGGCGAAAAATTCAACCTGCAAGACAACCAGGCTTTTAAGGTTGCGATGATATTTGGGTGGAGGTCAAAGGAGGACAACACGCGCCGCTTCACACAGGTATATATCGAGGAGGCAAGAAAGGGCGGAAAGTCTCAATTTGCAGCCGGGATAGAATTGTACTGCGGGCTTTGTGAGGGCGAGGAAGGCGCTGAGGTTTACACGGCGGCAACGACACGCGACCAAGCCGACATGGTTTTCCGGGCAGCAAAGAAGATGGGGCGGTATTTGATGAAGGACAGTTCAGCGATGAAAAAAGCCATATCGGTTATGGCTCACAGCATCATCTTAAACAATACTGATTCTTTCATTCAAAAAGTAAGTGCGGACGCTGGAACTTTGGACGGGTTGAACCCGCATTGCGCAGTCATTGACGAATACCATGCCCACAAAACCGACCTTGTTAAAGGTGTAATGCAAACAGGTATGGGTTCGCGGTCAAACCCGCTTTTGATGATTATCACAACGGCTGGCTTTGACAAAGATGCTCCGTGTTTTAAAGTTGAGCGGGCAAACGCTGTGGCGGTTTTGAAAGGTGATCGTAGGCAGGACAATTTATTTGCCATCATATTCACGCTTGACGAAGGCGAAGCCGAAACTATAATCAGGCTTGACCCGGACAACGAAAAAGAGGCAAAGCAAATACTCGCACTTTCCAAGAAATCAAACCCGAATTTAGGAAGTACACCAACGGAGAAATACCTGTTAGATCAAGTCCGGGACGCAAGGAACAAAGGTACATCTACGCGGGTGCAGGTTTTGACAAAGAACTTTAATTGCTGGCTGGATACGCCAACGATTTGGATACCAGAGGAAAGTTTGAAAGCAGTTATGCGCCCGATGGATTTGGCGGAGTTTGCGGGCCGGGAGTGTTTCGCAGGTATTGACCTGGCGGCAACGTCCGACATAACCGCGCTGGATTTATTTTTTCCGGCGGTTGATGACAAGCCAGCGGCTGGAATGAGTTTCTTTTTCTTGCCAGAAGATACGATTGAAAAAAGGCGGGACGACGCAAACTATTTCGAGTGGGTAGATCAGGATTTTATCATTAAAACACCTGGCAATATTGCAGACTATGGGTTTATTAAAAACAAGGTCGTTGAGGTTTCGCAGGTTGTGAACATTAAGTCAATTTCTTACGACCAATGGAACGCCTACCAAATGGCAAGCGAGTTGACGGCTGAAGGTTTTGAGATGCAGCCATGCCGCCAAAGTTTTGGGAATTTGAGCGAGCCATTGAAGCAGATTGAGAAAATGACTTTGGCGGGCGATGCCGAGTGGCAAGAAAATCCGGTGCTGCTTTGGATGTTCAAAAATATCGTGTTGGACTACGACGCAAACGATAACATAAAACCAAACAAAGCGAAGTCTGCGAGCAAGATTGACGGGGTAAGTGCAAAGGCAATGAGTGTTTTTGGGTGGCTCACATCACTTTCAAAACCAACTGTTAGCAGTTACCTTTTCGGAGAAGAAGCCACAGTTTTAAATATTTGAATATGAAAAAAATTCCTTCTCTTTTTGTTAGAGATTACAATTTGAGCCGCCAAGTAATTAACGAGGTTGTTCATGGTTCAGAATGGGTGTTGAATGGCGAGGGAGTGCCGACAGTAAAATGGGATGGCACAAGTGTTATGATTATGGATGGGGTTATGTATAAGCGGTATGACGCAAAAGATGGCAAGCCAACCCCGCCAAACTTTGTCCCGGCCCAAGAACCCGATGAGATTACAGGTCATTATCCTGGCTGGGTTCCTGTGCTTCGCTCACTTCCAGAGGACAAGTATCACATCGAGGCTTTTGACATGAAGGATGAATGGGCCGACGGCACTTACGAACTGGTTGGCCCAAAGGTTCAGGGCAACCCCGAAGGATTGAGTTGTCACGAATTGTTTAAGCATGGAGACACTCCACTTTTTGGAGTTCCACTTGACTTTTATGGCATTAAAGAGTTTCTTAAAACCCAAAACATTGAGGGTATAGTATGGCATCACCATGACGGGCGCATGGTGAAGATCAAGAAAAAAGATTTTGGTCTTAAACGAAATTAATCATGGAAACAGCGTACAATATCTTACACCTTACAGGCGCGTTTTGCTTGATCGTTTTTTCTGCCACAGGCTTTGCTTTGATTATTAGGTGGTGGAATCGGCTTGCTATCATGGAGGCGCAAATCAGATTTATTTTTGAGATTCAAAATGAATTGCTTTTGAAGTCAAGAGGCCAGACCCCAAAAAGAAGCCATTTCGACAAAGGCTTTTTTGAAAAAGGCGAAGACATTGTGATGAGTGGGCATCCGCCAGACGGCACGATTGTTTTAGATGGGGAGAAATTTAGAGAGAGGATGGCTGTTTTGAGCTGGTTAAAGAATGACGGCGCAGGTGTTGGTGATAGTCTTAATCTACCCAAAATGAAAAATCCGCCACCCGTGCCGCCAAAAAAGCGCACTACCGAAAAATCAACCACAACAGAAACCCGCAATGACTAAACAGCAAACGCAAAGGGAGAAGTATCTGGTAGAATTGCTATCAAAGCAGTTATCAGACAAGATATGTAATGTGTTGCAAGATTATTTAGATACGGTTTGCGTTACTGGCACAGGGGTTGTGAAACTTTCACCAGAAGAAATTGAGCACGAGCGAAAGATATACAATGAGCACATTATGAGCGGTGGGCATAGCGGTATATACGGAGATTTTTAATTAAAAAACAATGCCAATATACAAATCTACATTCTTTCAAGAGTCGGCACTTGCCCACGAACTGCTTGACGGCCTTACCGGGCTAGAAGTGGGCGGTGGCCTACACAATGCCTTTGGCCTTGACACGCTCAACGTTGACCGTGTACCCGTTGACCATCCCGACTTTGCGCCGTACGCTTCGGAGCAAATCCGGCTAGGAAACATGAAAGAGCCTGGCGGTGGCAAGGTGATGAACGTTGACATCGTTGCGCCGGGCGATTGCATCCCAGTCGCTGACCAATCCTTTGATTTTGTAATCAGCAGCCATGTGATCGAGCATTTTTACGACCCAGTATCGGCAATACGGGAATGGATGCGGATTTCAAGGCAGTACATTTTCATCATCTGCCCGCTACGCGATGCGCTGGAAAGCGACCGGGATAAGCCGTTGACTGGGCTGGAAGAGCATATTGAGCGGTTTGAGATGCCAGTGTTAAATCCATCCCAAAAAGCACTTGTTGAAACCGACGAACACCACAGCCGATGGACACCGGAAAGTTTTTGTGACATGGTAATGTGGATTTGCAATACGCCTTTTGGCAGGGGATGGGATTTGTACAAGTGGCAGGCCCAGGATGACAAAGTTGGTAACGGATTCACCGTGGTTCTTAAAAAAACGGACTCATGAAAAAAATGATTCTAAAGATTGGTGACAAAGAAATCGCATGTGTTACAAGCGATGCAATGGATGTAACCAACACCAAATCCACTTTTTCGCAAGACATCACAACTGGATTTATAGGCGACATTTCAAAGGTTGAGGTTGTTGATGGAGATACTCAGTTCGAGGTAGCGTTTCCAGAAAAAACATATAGGGGCGGGATCGATGGACTTGCTCCTGATTGGATGAAGGTTGGCGCACACGTTGAGGTATGTTTTATTTTAAAGACCGTTCGTTATATCCCAATCACAGGGAAAGATGTTAGCGGTGCCGTTTCGGTTGAATATGATTATAGCAAACTTCAAAAGCCATGAAAATAGCCGTAGTAATGATGGTTAGGGATGAAGCCGACATCATCGTAAAATGCTTACAGCATTGGAGAGAGTTAGGTGTGCGTGATTTCTATGTTTGCGATAACGGAAGCATCGATAACACACCATTGGCGTTGCTGGCTTTCAGGGAGTGGTCAAGGTGTAATGTAAAACTATCAATCGATATGCGTACCGATTGGCCTGGCCGCGAGGTGATAAACAGGCTAAAGGACACTGCGATAGCCGACGGCTGCGACTTCATTTTCCCGGCGGACGCGGACGAGTTTTTGCAAATAGACGGCTACAAAAGCGTTTACGACATGGCTAGCGAGTTGGCAGCGTCAGGATGGGGTGAATTGCCGTACCTCAATATTTTGCCAGACGGATCAAGCCAGTGGCAACGGCCACACAAAAAAGCATTTGGGTATATTTTGAAGGGCCAGACCATTTCAATGGGCAATCATATCGTTGAGGGCGTTGCGCCTACGCTTACAGACCATTTTTGCTACTACAAACACTACTCACTTAGGATATACGCGCAATTCAAGCGCAAAATGGAGAACTACATGACGGCTTTTGCTCAAACCAGTTTTGATGACCATCATCATTCGCAGGATTTTAAACAGTGGAAGATCGAGGGTGAAGCGTTCCTTAAAAGGAAGTGGGCGAAGTTGACGAATACCGAAACGGAGGAAGAAGTAGAGGCTCCTAAGTGGCTTTGATAAACTGATATTTTCAAACAAAAAAACACACTGGATTGATCCGTATCCTAGTCGTAGACCAACCCCGCCTAACAGGCGTTACATGGTGGCGCAACGTCCGCCCTTTAACCGAGTTACAGCGCAAGTACACGAACCTGCAAATCAAGTTTGTAACCGAAGAGGTGAGCGCCTTTGAGTTATTGCAAACAGACTTGGTTATTATGTTCCGTCCAATTACGCCAAAATCCTTGCAGTTTATTGAGAACTGCAAAAGTAAGTTGCTAAACATCAAAGTCATTCTCGACATTGACGACAACCTTTGGCGGTTGCCACCCGGTCACCCGGCGGAAGCGGACTACAACGAGGCCGCACAAACAATCAGAAAAATATACTCGCTTGCGGACGGCATTTGGTGTTCCACAGATCCTTTGATGGATTTTGCCGATGCCAGGGATGGGCGCGGCGTTGTTATTCCAAACGCAATTTTGGAAAGGGATTTGCCATACCAACCGTCGCCATACAAAGGTCATGTGTGTTGGCGTGGAACCAGCGAGCAAATGGCGGACATTTGCAGCCCGGAGGCGACGGCGGAATTTGAGTCCAACAAAGACAAGTTTCGGAGGTGGTTCTTTTGGGGCTGGCAACCGGGCAACATGC